CCCTGTAGCTCAACCCAGACATCTCAGCCGCCTTCGACCAGTCCATGAAAACAGAGTAAGTCCCGATGCTTCCAACGATTGCGGAAGGGGCGGCGAAGATCTCTTGGCAGGCCGACGCTATATAATAGGCAGCACTCGCGCACATTATGGATGCGTAAGCAGTGGTGTGGATGCCTTGCGTCTGGAGGGACTTGATTCGGGAAGCGGTCTCTTGCAACCCGAGAACGGAACCGCCGGGGCTGTTGAAGTCCAGAATCAGAGAAGTGAATCCTCCTTCAGCGACCATATCTAGGGCGGCATCAAGCAGGATAAGGGGGGTCGCATACCCACAGACCCAATACATAAATGGGCAGTCCTTGAGGATCATCCCCCGGACTTGCAGAACGGCAGTGCTGGAGCCGACCCGTTGAATCATAAGCCGAGCGGAATTATGCCGTTCCGCCAGCGTCCAGTCCTCTGCCATATCGCATTCGTCGTCATCGCTGCGATACATTGGCTTCTTGGGCGGGCGGGCGGCAGATAACGCAGCCAGTGACTGGGTAAGCATATCCGGCATGATTGCCCATGGTGCCCTTGCGTGAATTGCGGAGGAAAGAATCATATTTTACAGAATGTTTTCAGGGGAGGACACACTTTAGGACACACTTTGTGATTTGTCTGAATCGGGTGGCGGGATCTTGTCTTCCTTGCCAAAGAATGACCCTGCGCGAAGTCCAAGACGGGTTTCAATCTCTTGACCATAAGCCAGTTCAAGACCCCGTTGTTCAAATTGCTTACGCCAGTCATCGCCATCCTCGCCATACCAGTCCTGATAAGTGGTGCCGCCTTCACGAAGCTCCTTCATGCCGGAACTAGAATCCCGACCGGCATCAATCGTCAGAGCGCTTGGAGCGATCCATGAGCATTTCCACCAGTTTGGATCTTTGCAGTAAGGGATTGCACCGGATTTCTGGGCAAGGGCAATGGCATAGGTCCAATAAGGCTGGCAAAACTGCTCAATCAGATTAGACCGCATCTCTTTCAGGGTCTTCTCTGCCATCCGCATGATGAACCGAACGGCTGGACCGGAAATCCCGCTGATCGACCACATCGACTCCACCGGCATGGAGAATCCGGCGGCAATATCGTGAACAAGATAGGACTTGAAGTCCATCTGATTCTGGTGCGGGCGGGAATCATTGACGGTCTTGAGATCCTGTCCTTGGTTGAGCGTCAGCATTGCGCCTCCTCCTTCCGTGAGTGCCTCAAACTTAATCGGCTTGGGGTCGGCTACGGTGGCAGTGTTGATGGCGCGGTAGTCTGGCTTGGTATTGTATTTACCAGCAGCAGGAGCGGCATCAATGTTGTTCAGGATCTGATTGGTGACGTAAAAGCCAACAATGTTCCCGGCCTTGATGCCTCGCTTCGTATCGTTATCGATCTCCCGCAGATCCAGCATGTTGTTGATGGCATGGATAAAACCGGTCAGGCCGCGAGGGGACTGAGGGGATTCAAACCGACCGCAATGCAGCATCTTGTCTGCGGAAATAACCTGACCGGCGCGATTGTAATTACCCGGCTCCAAGACGCAATAAGCCTTCTTCTTCCCGTATCGATCCGTTTGGACTCCATCAAACCATCCGTCCTGCGTGGTCTGTTTTACTCCGTTGCCGATTTGTGGAGCCTCGTAAAAGACAGTGCGGGCGTTGCCGGTGGTTGTGGTGGTTAGGCCGATAAAGCAATCCCCATCGACCAGTCCGCGTTTAAGGACAGTCTTTTGGCGGGTGGAGAAGTTCTCCATTCCGCCCTGATCGTGGACGAGTCTGCTGCCCTGGGTGCGGTTAAAGAACTCCAAGGCAATCTTGTTCCATTCCGTATCCGCTGTAGCTGGTTGCGGGATAAGCGGTCCCGCCATGCGCGGCAAAGTATTGGCAAAGTGCCGAGCGAGACCGACATTTGCTTCCAGCCATCGCGCCTTCCGTGCCACTTCGGTGCGGACGTATTGACTGATGTTGGTCTTGCTGTCTATGTTAGGAAAGTAGACAAATCCTCTTCCCGTTGATTGATCTGCGGCGGTATAGCCAGAGCCAGAGGTTCCGCCATTGCCGTAGCCAAAGGAAACCGGAGCCTCAATGCCGCCAGATTGCGAAGGAAGTGATTTAGGTCGTTTGCGCTTGGACATACTTATTCAATTTGGCGTTGACTGAAATCAAAGCTAACGCCGAGCGGGGTCTTGGCATCCAGAGCAATTGCTGCCGCTTCTTCCCCGGTGGTTGGATCTGCTTCCAGCTTCATCTGGCGGGCGGCTTCAAGGGTTTGGAGGATCGTATCTGCCCGGTCTCCATTCTGGCCGGTGGACATGCCGAGAACGGAAATATTGGCGTATTGACTGGTCAGGAACGCCTCCGCAAGCTGGGCAATGGCGGTATCTAGTTCCGCCAGTGTATGACGGCGCGAGAATGACGCGACAATTGCAGGAACGATACTTTCTCTCATCGTCTATGGGGCGAGTCAATCCTCTGCGGGCGGCTCATCTGGAGTATCGTCCGGGGCATGAAGCACCCACAAAAGTAAAGCCATTTTTACACAATCTCCGTAATCGTTTGGTTCGTGATGCTTGGCCTTTTGCCAGATCCAAGTGCCTAATTGCCGTCCCTTGATTGTCTCTTCAACTTGAGTCGCATTAGATAACTCAGACTTAAAATCATCGCAAACGTCCACAGGTAGATGAATCCGAGGATAGCGCCGTTTAGGCTTCTTCGGATCAAACTCAATGATTCTGCGCCGGTATAGGTCATCTTCCCACGCTTGAGAGTCAAAGTTTACGATTGATACCGCCGCGTTCGGGATGCTCTTGTCCTCAGTCACCCAGATTGATGCCCTCGACTGCACCCGCTGCACCCCACGAGCTGGAGCAAAGTAAGGGATCAAGCCGCGAATCTCCCAGCAGTATTCAATGACCTTGGACCGGCGGAAACCGGAGTCGAACAGACCGCAATAGATCCGGTAATCATCGCCTGATTTGGATTTTACTATAAAATTCTGGAGCAGGAATGTAATGTCGTCTTCGTTTGCCAGCACTCCGTAATCCAGAATGTGCGGCTCCCCATTTGCCATGAACGCACTGATTACGTATTTGAGATACCCGTCCTGCTTGTCGATGGTGATGCCGATGAAGAGCGGGTCGAACGTGAGCGGGACTTGTGCGCCTTGCCAACGTCGGCCTGCGTCGTAGCATTGGAGTCTGGGGTAATCGGATATGAGACGGTCGATTTTTGCCAGTTCTACTTTACCCGCCGATTTGCGTTCTGGGCGGGGTAGACCAAGAAAGTCATTGTAGAAGGCCCCGAGCTTATCGTCATCGCCCTCTGCTTCCAACCATTTAACCATTAGGTTTCCCCATGAACTTGACGGGAAAAGAAATACGAATAAATCGCTGATCTGGATTGATTGCCGGAATGGGAACGGTTCTGGATACGGTCCTTCCCTTTCCTCCTTCGGGGTTGGAACCCATTTACCAAGTGGAACAATCTTTCGCTTATCCTTGTCCTGAATCTTTCCTTTGCATGATTTGCACTCGTAGTAAGTGCCAGACAGAACCTTCTTGTAGTCGTATGTAATTGGCAAAATGCCCGGCGCGGATGTAATGCAATCCGGTTCAATCTTCATCTGCCCCCAAACTAATTCTTGGTAATGCTGGCAATGTGGACATGGAACGTGCAGTTTCTCTTGTGTTCCACTGTAGTATTCATCGGAACAGCGCGTCCCTTGCCCGCTGACGATCTTCTGCTTTTTGGTAATCTTGTCAGTTTCGTAAACCGGCTCATCTTGCGCCTTGCTAAACACAATCATTTTGTAATCCGGGTCGGCCTTAAATCTGGCGCGAGTAAGGTCGATGGTTGACCCTTCATTTAGCAATGGATGAGTTTCTGCTTCGTCAACAAACCCATAGCTAGCTGGCCAAGTGATGAAACCAGAAGCGGACTGCGCTCCCACTAAACGCAAAGTGGCTCCATTGACCCGCTTAACCATGATTGTTTGATCCTTGGAATTTAGGTCATCGGCTACATCGGCTCCGATTTGCTTTAGAATTGGGGTGATTCGCTGCTTTCCAAGTTCTCTAGTCGTATTCTCATCCCGGCTGACATACATCATGTTTCCCGGACTATGCTTCATGAGCCACGCCATTCCAATGAAAACGGAATACGTCAATCCCACTTGCGACGACTTTCGGACGATCTGTTCTCGCCAGTGTTCCGACTGGATGAAATCAAAAACCTTCTCGTTGTAAGGCGTGTTTCTAATATCGAATGGTTGGCCCGAGAAGGACTTGTTCTCTGATGCCTCAATGGTAATATTTTCACGCGCCCAAACGCCTATAGGGCGGGTTTCGCGTGGTTGATAATGTCCTCTAAGTGTATGGACTAAGAATTGTCTGGAGTTCACCCTTTGGGCGTTTGGTCAATACACGGCAGGCGCGGCGAAATCTGATTCCGTCAGCTTGAGGCAAATCCGATCAACCAAACCATCAGCAAAGACATTCCACAATTCCCGACTTAATGAAAGGTCAGCAATGTCTGGAAACGCAGATCTGATTCCCTGCCTGAACTGCTTCTGTATGTTTGCGTGAAGTTCCAAAAGAGCCGATCTTACTTCCTCTTTCGGCAATGTTTCCCCTGCCTCCAGCTGGATTTTTCCGCGATCTCTCATTAAGGCGCGATGAGAATCGACGGCATCATTTAGCGTTTTTTGCAGCCCAATCAAAACTGCGTCGTTCCCATCTTGGAGCGCTTTATCAAAGATTACTTGGACGGCAGAAACGTTGCGCTCTGCAAGTTCTAGGGTTTCCGAGTAGCTGCGTGTTTTTCCTGTTGTCTGGGTGAAGTTCATTGGTTCACCGCTATTCTCGCGTGGAGCAATTGCCGCAACCCGTGATGCAGCCGCAAG